ATACACTTCGTCATTTATTATAACATTAGAAGATCTACCATATCTGTCTTGTAACACTACTCCTACTTGATAAGATCTGTTTTGTTTTAAATTATGATTTAAAAATTCTTTTTTATAATCTGTTGATATTGTTCCTTTATCTACAACGCTTAATGTGTATTCTAAACTTTTAGGCGTTTCATTGTTTTGTAAAAAATTACCATATACTATTCTATTACCAACAGACTCTTGTGTTTTAGCCCTTAAAGGAACTATATCACTTACTCTAACTATTTCTCTCTCTGGTAATACTTTTATAGGCTTTTGAGAAGTGTAGTTGTATATAAATTTATTACTAAAAGAGTTTACGGTAACAGTTGCTCCAGAGCCAGATGGAGGATTGCCTAAAGGTGCTACAGAAAAAGAATCTCCAATTTTATAATTTTCACCACTGTTTACAATAGTAACAGAAGTAACCCTACCTGCTCCATTTACTACTATATCCACTTTTAAGCCTGCGCCACTACCGCCAGTTAACGCAACATTACTGTATGATCCCGTTGTGTAACCACTTCCAGCCTCTGTTATTGATAAGGTAGAAGGAATACTTTGTAGAGAAGGTGAGTTAACCTTTACACTAGAAACTACTTTAACATTTTCTTCATCAGAAGCCTTGTAAACTAGTTGTATTTCATCTATTTTTAATTTAGATTTTAATTCATTTAACTTGTAAGGAAGATTAATAACTAAACCAGCTGTTGTTATCTGGTTTTCCATAAATTCAACTATACTAGATTCTTTAGCTTTATCATCATCGCCTTGTATAAAATAACCATATTGTTTTGGCACAAAAGCATGTTGTGAAAATGGAGCTAATAGAGAGTATTCACTGTCATCGTATTTAAACCTATAACTAAATCTAACAAATTTATTTGTTAATAGATCTTTATCGCCTTTAAAATTTAAATTATAATCTGGGTTTTCTATTTGAAATAAAAAATGTCCATTACTCCAACCTAATGTTGTTTGTATATCTATTATAGGGACAGCGGTTCCAGATTTATTAGATTTTAAAAAAACTTTAGCAGGAGTACTAACAGCATCTATATCTTGTACATAAGCATGTGAAGCATCAGGATCACTAGAACTTGTTACTCTTATAGGGCTTGATGGAGTGCCACTACCTAAGTGTCTAACTACGTCAGTATATGTAGTAACACCTGACGTTGTTTCATCAAATATTAAAGTATCAGCAGCTGGTGCAGTTCCTGATAATATTTGACCTGGCGCACCAAAAAAAGCAGGTAACCATTCGTCGGACTCGTTTTTCAATGTTGATTCAACTGTTCCTGTAGTATTTTTTAAAAAAGATATGCACTCAAAAGGAGCGTATTTAGCAACTGATACGTGATCTTCAGAAGTATAATAAGTAAGTGGGTTTGCTATAGCTGTTTTTACGTTTATTTTTCTAGGTTGATTTCTATCATCTGTAAAAAACAGTAGATCTTCCACTATGTTAGTGCCTAATATAGGATGTGTTTTTGAAAAATTTAAAAAAGAACCTGAAACTAACACATCAAACACGATGCTTGAAGAATTTATGTCTAATGTGCTACTTGAACTTGGTATTTGACAATAACATATATGGTTAGCACCTGAGTTTCTTTGAAAAGTGTAATTATTTTCGTTTGCTGAAGCTGTTTCTAAAGCTAAATTACTTAATTGATCTATAGAAGTATCAGTAAAGTTAGTTAAAAAGAAAAATATTCTGTTGTTTTCAGTGTCAACATGCTTACCTATAATTTCTAAGTTAAAATCAGTTAAGCCAAAAGCGGTTAAAAGCTTGTTTCCTCTTATGTTTTCTAAAGCCCCTACGCTAGCACCTTCAGAAGAACTAACACTAATATTTTGTCCATCTCTATATTCACCATTAGGTATAAGTCTAGCGTCTAAGTCTTTATTCATCTTAGACTTTAAAAAAGTATTTTTAATTTGTGGCATACTTAATGTTTAATCCATTTAGATTTATTTCTAAATACTTGAGCAATCTCTTCAATCTTTATATTGCTTAAACGTATTTTAGCATTTCTAAGAGCGCTAGAACGGTCTTTTTTAAATCTATTTACTATGTATTCTTGCACATTTGCTCTACCTGATAATATTGAATAAGCTATATGCATATACATAGCTTGCTCTGCCATTTTAGGTAGTTTCATATCTAGATCAACAGCTAGACCATCAGATATATATTCTAATATTATTATTTTACCAGCTAAGTCACTTGAAAATGAAAAAGTACCTGTTCTTTCATTTATGGTAAACATGCCATTTACTTGAGCTTCTTCAGGTTGTAAACCATATCTTTGGCCTAATAAAAAATCTCTTTTAGGTATTCTATAATCATCGGGTTGTAAATCGGTTGTTAAAGATCTGTTTTTCCATTTTTCTTCAGTTAAAGATTCATTAGCTAAAGTGTTACTACCATCATTGTCTTGAGTAGGTATACCATCTGCATCTTGTACTGGCAGTTCTTTAGGATTTGAAGTAACTCTAGTAGGATATATTATGTGTTTAGCACCAGCGTCATCTATCCAAGAACATTTAACATAGTTAATGTAGTCTTGCGGTATAACTATAGATAAACTCGGTGGTATAGTTAGCTCTTGTGATTTAATACTTTTTAATGTATCATAGCTAAACTCTTGTAAACCTCTTTTAGCATGAAACATTATATCAGTTCTTTTAGCTGATGGAATTAGTTTTCCAGCCCCAATATATGCTACCATAAAGTTGTTTATAATATCATTTAAGCTAATGTATTCATAACTACCATAATTATTTTCAATAGCAGCTTTATTGAGTTCTACTAATACAGTAGCTAAATTAACCGGTGCAACAGCAAAGGTTATAACATTGCCTGAAAAACTAAAAGCTCCTGGTGCCGCGTTGTTTACTTTTACTGTAAAATTAGTGGAAGTAAGTTCAGTGTTAAATGTGCACGTAAATACTTTATTAACACCATCACCTGTAAAAGCTTGTTGACCAGAGTAGTATTGCGCATTAGTTTCTGTTAATAGTCCCATTTATTATGATTTTTCGTTTACTTCTTCTTGTTGTACTTTTTGTGCAGCAACCTGTATTATCTGTGGATCTCTTATTACAACGCCAGCATATAGTAATATCCTTAATATAACTTCTGTTCTTTCAGAATTATGCAAGTCAAAATCTAAATAACCTTGAGTAGATCCAGAGAACAAATCAGTAGAAGTTAATGTTAATACTGCAGTAGTTCCTGGTGTACCACCAAAATCAGAGCCTTGAAATGTAATTTGATCACCAACAACATACCCAGACCCTTGTGAAGTTACCGTAATTGAAGTAACCGTAGCTCCAGATACGACAACATCAAAAGTAGCTCCAGTTCCTGTACCACCTGTATAAGTAGCATTTACGTAAGTATTGTTAGTTGCTGATGCTACAGTATTTGATGATATTGAACTAGATATGTCACCTATATTAATAGCTGTAGCTACGTAAGGGTAATTTGTAAATACATACTGGCCTAACGATCCTAAATTATATCCCCACCTAATATCTGTTGGTTTTTTAACATATTGCATTTTAATATGAGTAGGATCAACTATTGTTTCAGGGTAAACTAAAGCTTTATTGTCTTCGTATAAATATATTGGATAGTTAGTAGTAGGTGCAGTTAAAGGAGCTTTTCTAATATTGTATATTTCAGCTCTACCTACTCTTTGTATTTCTTTGTATGTGCTAGTATTTGGTTCATAGGTAATTGAACCTAGTCTATACAACTCAGAAGGAGTTGTAAAAGGATTTGTACCACCAATAGTTTTTTCAGTTACTGTTTGGTCGTTTTCAGTTTTAAATTCTGCAATTTTTTCATCTGTAATAGCAACTCTATCAGAGTATTCCATATCAGACTGTGGCACACGTAGTTGTTGGTTTAAATCTTCAAAGTATGCTTCAAATATTTGTCTTTGAACCTGGCTACCTATTCTATTAAACTCATCAGGTGTCATATAACCACGCTGTTCACTGTTTAATATAAGTAATACCGTTTTATATACTGTATCTACGTTTATTGCCATTTTAATATTTTAAAAAGAGAGGTCACTTATGTAACCCCTCATAATTATAGTCACTTGTTATTTTAACTTTTTCTGTACGGTTTTATAAACCTCTACACCTTCATCAGTTTTAAACCATGCAGCTAATGCTGAATATGGATTTTCATCAAAAGGAATATTCATAAGTTTTCTATTATTACTAGCCCAAGTAAATGTTCTTTGATCTTGAGATAACTTCATTATTCCAGCTTCAACAGCTCTAATACCAAAGTTTCTTAATTCTACATTTTCATCATTTGCTAATTCTAAGAACAGATAAGGATTACCTCTAGCATATAGTAGTAAATCTCTTTTAAGTTCTTTAGAAGTCATTTTTGATACGCTAGAACCAAACTCAACTCTTAATATAGCTTCAGCTTGATCAATATCCATTGTACTAGCAGCGTTCATAGCTTCCATTTCCACTTGTAAATAATCTAACTCATCTACAGCTTCTTGAACATCATCTTTTTCAGCATAAAGCTTACCTTTATTTGGATGGTATAATGATAATAGCTTCTGCAATGCTTGATCAGATTTTGGCACCATTAAAACACCATCATCAAAAACAATATGGCCTAATGTAGCGGGTCCTTTTTGTTCATCTACAAACGGACTTTTCATATTAGTAGCATACCTAAGCTCCCTATTGTACCCTTTTTCTTCGTCAAAATACATTAAAGGCTTTCTCATGGAGTGCCTAGAATTTATTCTAAATGTTAAAGGAGATCTTTCATTTAATAAATGATAATACCTGTCTTTAATTTCCCAAGTATCTTTTTTAATTTCTTTTGCTACAGCTTTAGCTGCAGTCTTTTTTTCTTTTGTTTCCATAATATAATATAATATAATAATTAAAAAAGACCCCGCCGAAGCGGGATCTTATTGTTTGTTTTTATGCTATTGCGCTAACAGCTACACTTGGGTTCATTAATATAGCAGGACCTTCTTGGTTTGCCTGATATTTAATAACCGCTTCTCTCATCTCTGCTTTTAAAGCATCACGAGTTCCAGCAGTTGCTGTGAACAATAAGCTATCTGCTGTAGAAGCTCCTTGAGCAGCATATACAATTTCAACTTTATCAGTTGAGTTGTCTTTTACCTCAAAGATAGTGTCAGCCCATATTGGGTGAATAACACTACCTACTTTAGCTTTCATATATCCCATAATTTCTATCTTTTTAAATGTTAATAATTATACAGTTGATTTTAATAACACGAAGTTATTAGCACCTTGTACACAAAGACATCTTTCAGATAAGAAATTAACTCTCATTTCATCAACATCAGAAGTATAAGCTCCACCTACAGATCCAGTGATCCAAGACTTCATTCTTCTATCATCCGCTTCAGAAGCTCTATATCTTACGTGTAAGAAAGGTCTTCTAATGTTAGATCCTAATGACTGATCATAAACAGTTGAAGTTCCAGCAGGAACTAAAACACCGTCAATGTCACCAATCATACCTCTTGTAGCAAAATCATTTAGATATTTCCAGTCAGTTTTGTAGAAGTCATAAGAACCTCTTCTAAAACCAGAAAATCCAAAGTTAAGTGCCATATCTTCTTCGTTATTAAATAAACCGTAAGAAGCAGCACCAGTTGAAGCATAACCACCATTCATAGCAGCGATCATATCATCAAAATCAAGAGCGGTAGCTCTAGATAAGAACAACATATTTTCTTCAACAGCACCTTGAGTATCTAATTGTTTTAATATAGTATCAAAATCACCTAAAGCACCAGAACCAGGAGCAGCAGCACCAGCGAAATCGTTATAAACGTTTCCTCTAGCTTCGATAGCAGCAAATAAACCTTCAGTACCTTCTATACCAGTTGGCAAATTAGTTCCTCCACCTTTTTTCTCAGCTTCAACCATTGACATTTCCATATAATCTTCAAATCTTAATCTTGTTTCAGATTGAGACTTTAAATACCATAAGTATCCAGATGTTCCATCTTCAGTAGCAACTTCAACCCAACCAATTTGAGCTGTGTCAGAACCGTGTATTTGAAAATTATCTTTTAAAATAATTGGCTTGTTACTAAACTGAGTAAAATCAGGTTCTACAGAACCAGTCATACCAGAAGTTCCTTTTTTAAACTCAGAACCGTAAACAAATACTTTCAAGCCAGAAGCTGGAAGAGTACTTAAGTTAGCAACTTTGTAAGTTTTAACTGTTACAGCAGAAGTCATAGAACCTGCACTTCCAGTAGCATCAGCAACATTAGTTACTAAAGCTTTGATAGTGTTTATGCCGTCAGAAATTGCTATAGTAGCATCTTTTCTAATAACACACTCTTTACCGTCTTCTACAGGAACTGTTATTTCTTCGTTACCAGTTTTAGTAACAGCTTGATAAGAGATGTGAAGTCTATTTTGCTCAGACCAAATAACTTGATCAGAACTCATAGGCATTTCAGCTCCTACCATTCTCAAGAAACCACCAATAGTTCGGTTTCCGTATCTTTCTACTTCAGCTTCGTAAAGCTCAGGTAGATATTGTTGTGCAAAAGTGTTTGTGTCTCCAGTAGCATCACTATTAAAAGCAAGATAGTTTGAATCAGTAGCCATCTTCTTTTGGTGAGGAATTAAACTTGGAGGAAACGCGTTTGCAGGGCTTAAATTAGCAAATCCCATTTTTCTAAATTTTAATTGTTTTTATTTTTTATTCTTAATTTTAACTTAGAACTATCAACACCGCTTATTGCTTTTACTTTTAATCCATTAATATAAACATCACCTGTAGACGTAGTCCTTGGTTCATTTGTTATATTTTTAGATTTAGCCATCACATCTTTAACAGCATCGGCTTTGCCTTGCTCATAAAAATGATTAGCAATAGTATCAGCATTTTGTGCCGCGAAAATAGCTTTATGGTAACCTTTATAGTCTTTTACTTCACCCTTATTATCTAAGAACTTCCCGATTAGGTTAGTAAGATCAGATTGATTACTTGCAACACTTTCTTTATCACTAACGCCATATCTAAACTTCTTTTCTCCAATATTGAAGTCAAAACCTTTGAATTCTTGGTTGAAAAAGTTTTTAGTGTTAGATTTAAATGTATCGTGTTGTTGTTTTTGTATTTTCTGTTCTTCGTTGTATCTATTGAAAAAGTCAGTAGCTTTTTGTTGGTCTTGAGTTACGCCGGGTCTCAACTTGATTTCGTCGTAATATTTACTCTTAGTGTCCTCTAAAAATTTACGGGCTTTAGCAATTTCTTCTTTGAAGGCAAGTTTCTTTTTCTTTATATCTCGCTCTTCATCCACTTCTTCGTCATATGAAAAGTTATCTTCTAATAAGAAGTTAACCTCTTCCATGTCTAAATGTGGTTTAGTCTGTTTGTAGTATTCTCTAATTAAAGCATCGTCATTAACAGTGGAATAATCAGCACTTAATCTAACGTAGTCTTCTACAGTTCCACCTGTTTCTTCCATAAAAGAAACTAGCTTCTCGATGTTTTCAGGTAATTTTTTACCTGTAGCTTTCTCATCTTTTACAGCTTCTTTTAATTCTTGCTCTACTTCTTTTGTCTCTTCTTTTACTTCTTCTTCTGTAATTTCCTGTATAGGTATTACATTCTCTTTCTCCTGCTCTTGTTCAACTTCTTTGTTTTCGGCATTGTCAACAACCCTCTCAGGCTCAACATCCCCTTTTTGTTTTTCATTGATAACAAGTTTGATCGGTTCTTCCTCTTTGACAGCATTTTCTGGTTTTTTAGATAAATCTACTTTAATTGTTTCTTGTTTTTTAGTAAGTTTCTTAGGTTTAGTAGCTTTTTTCTTTACTTTAAACTCACCTTGTTCTAATACGCCATCGGCGCCTTGTTTTATTTCTTCTGACATAATATAATATAATAGTTAATAAAAAATTACTTAGGCATAAACTGCTCTAAGCCAAATCCACCCATATTGTCATTACCTGCGGATTCAAAGTTCTTTGGTAATAAATCATTTTTTCTTTGATCTATTAACTCAGATTGTTGCGTTGCTTGTATTTTAGTTCGTTCGTCTTTACGATCTTCTTTAAAACTTTCCTGTTGTTGTTTAGCTTGTCCTTGAGCTTGAGCTAGCTGTATGTTGTATTGGAACTCTTGTTGCATTAACTGCTGCTTGATTTGAGCTTCCATCTCCATCTTTTTTATGTCAAGCTGTGACTTAGCATTTTCTAACTGCACTTTTTGCTCAGTTAATATTTGCTGCTTTTGAGTTTCAGCTAAAGCAGTTTTTTCAGCCAACTCAGCGTTTGCTTGAGCTTGTGCTTGTATATTAGCTTGTTGTGCTTGCTGATCTCTTTCTTGTTTCTTTCTTCTTCTTTGCTTTATCGTTTGGTTTGCTAACTTTAAATTAGCAACGTTTCTAATATCAATAGCATCTTCAAGATCTATTTGACCTGCTTGTAAAGCAACTTGAATATTTTGTTCTAACTGTGCTTTTTGCTCTTCATCTGGTTCTAATTCTAAAAATACACCAAAATCATGTATACTTAAATCTATAAGCTCATCTAAAGTTCCTACGTTGTATTTAGATATACTTTGTTCTAAAGACATCCTTGTTAAAGGAAACATTAAAGCATCAGCTACTCTTAATGATATATTTTCACAAGCTCTAAGAGTTAAATATAAACTAGCTTGCATTATATGTCTTGTAGCTACATTAGAGTTAGCAGCAGCTAATTTTTGTAAACCAACTAATGATTGCTTATCTGGTAAAGTACCATCTCTAGCTTCATTTAAACCGGTCACGTCTCTAATCATTTTAAGATAATACTCATAAGTTTGTATTAATGATTGTATCTTACCCATACCGTTTGATGAAGAAAGCTCTTGTATTGGAACTTTACCTGGGTTCATACCACCATCTTGAGTCATTGATCTACCAACTAAAGATCCAGTTTGGAAATACATGTTCAATGCTTCAGCTGGGTTATAATTAGTACCATTACCTAAATCTACCTCTGCTAAACCATCTATATCCATGTATACACCGTCAGGTACTATCCTAGACATCACCTGTTGTAATTTTAAATGTGTTAGCTGTATCATATCAGCAAAGCCAGTTATCCTACTTACAATTGATTCTATACGACCTTTATACATCCTAGGAGCTACTATATTGTAATTCATATTAACTTTAGTAGTATCAGCATTAGGTCTAGTCATGTTTTCAGACATTTCCCATCTTAACATTTTTTCGTGTCCTAGTATCTTAGCTCCTGAGTATAAAACTTCAATTGACCTAAAAGCTTTTTTGAAACTTTCATTTTCAGGTGGATTAAACGTATCTGTTTTTTCTATAGCTTTTTCTAAACCAGTTGCCCCTTTTTTAATTTTAAATACTTGGTTTGTATAAGTCTTATATTCAAAATACAAAACTTGAACCGTGTCATCATCATATCTACCTGACCAGTTTCTAGTGTAATTTTGATTACCTGGATATTTTTGTATTTCTTCTAATTCATTAGATGTTAGATAAGGAAATTGTTTTTTAAGTTCTGGTAAGCTAATACTTTTAACTTCACCTACGTAATATAAATCTTCAAAATTAGGATCATCAGTATATGAATAAACTAAACTTGCTGGATCTACATAATCAACAGTAACACCTTCAGATCTATTAAAACAAGTTTTAACACAAGATATGCCTAAAACTGTTAAATCATAGTTTAATCTTCTTCTAGTTAAGTTATATTTGTTTTTATTAAGTATTGTATTTATAACTTCTTCTTCAGCAACTTCAATAGACTGCTTGTAATTCATTTGCATATGAAGTTCTAGCTCTTCTTCATCAATAGGTGCGTTTTCTTGATCTTTATTAAAGAAAAGATCCATACCTGTAACCTGCTTTACTTTATTTAAAAACTCTTTAGCATTTATATCAACTAATATATTTTCAGCATACTTAGTTCTTTTCTTTATTGATGTAGGATCTTGAGCAACTGCTTTAATATCATAAGTTCTTTGTGACATACCGTTAACAACAATATCTACAAACTTAGGTATAACTGGTACGGGCTTCCAGTCTAAGTTTAAATAAGATAAGTCACCATTAATAGATAATTCGTCTTTGTATTTTTGAATAGATTGTTCTCCTCTAGCGTATAATCTTAGCTTGTGAAAATTATTATAGTTCGTATTAAACCTATCGTACCAGCCTCTATCATTTCTAAACCACTCAGATTCTATGGCTCTACCTACTTGTAAACCATAGTCATAAGAAGCTTTTTCTACATCTGGCACAACCTGATCTGGAAAAGAACTATTGTAATTAGTATTTATCATCTATTTTATTTTTGAATTATAACCCGTGTTATCATATCTTTTAATACCTAAAGCTACAGATTTCATTTGTCTTTTATTAACAGGTGTATACCTATTTTTATTACAAGCCATAACGGCTAAACCTGAGCTTATTGAAGCATCGTGCTTTGTTCTATTGTTTATATTGAACTTAGCCCAGTCTTCTAATGTCTTTTGATGGTACATGTCTCCATAGCCATCTTCTTTTAATCCTACATAAGTCTCTATATAAGATTCAATTGCAGCAGCATGTGCTTGCTTAATGTCTTCACTTGAGTTAGGTATTCCACCTATTTCTTTTTCAGTTGTAGAAAGTTTATTCCAAACTTTATCAGGACGATTCATTGAATAATTCCTATAACCTCTTCGCTTTAAATAATATAAAAACCTTGGTTTGTTATTTTCAGCAAGTATTGGCATACCATAAAAAACCATCGCCATTAATACATCTTCAAAAAATATCTCAGCTGTTTGTGGCCTTGATATATATTCTAAAAAGAAATGATTAGGCGGTGCATCTTCCATAGAAAACTTAGTTAAACCATGCAAAGCACCATTAGAACCTTTGCCATCTACAGTACCTGATATATCGTAGCTATCTAAACCAAATGCTCCAATATGTTCATTACCAGGGTGTTTACCATTGCCTTTTATTATCACTCTATTTTGTAGACTTTTAGGTGGTACCCAGCTTATCTGAAATCTACCATTTCTATTAGGATTAAATATAACCCTTGAGTCTTTTATACCATTTTCCCATTGAAAACTACCTACCGTAACAGCTGCTGAATTATTAAGTTCAGCATTAAAATCAATTTGTTCGTATATTTTAGTTAAGTTAAATAAACTATCTTTTGTTTCGTCTCTGAAGGCGTGAGCTTCAGTTCTTGGAAACTGCCTGTAATATTCATTTAATCCATCAGGATCATCTCTTAAACCGTCTACTTCGTTTTCCCAGTGCTCGATAACTCCTGTTGTAATTTCAAAACCATCAACTCCTTTGACTGGAGCTTTGCCTCCAATGAAGACAGGTAATCCATTAGTATCGATGAATCCTTCATAGTTCCATTCCATAGGTATGAACAAGCTATAGAGCCCAGAAGATGTTTGTCCGTTTCTATTTCTTTTAGTAACGTCAGAAGCGTAGTATAATTTTTTGAAGTTGTCTCCACCTTTGTCTAAAGCATTTGAAGTCGAGCCCATCATACATTTTCCTACGATTCTAGAACCAAGACGTAATGTAGTTTTTGTAACCCTCCAGTTGTTTAATATATTATCAGGTCTCTCCCATTTGCCACTTTCATCATGAGCTAATAGTTTTAGCTTTTCACCATCATAAGAGTTGTCACCAGTATTTTTCCAGTCAATAGTTGTATCAAGCCCGTCTAGTTCTCTAAGCTGTTCATTCGACTCAAGCTTTCTTCTAGTAAGTTTAGATGCTGGAACTCTATAAGCCAATTCAGTTTTTGGCCGGTCCATACCATCTTGAATGGGTTTAAAAAAGAACGGGTAGTTAACTGATATGGGTACAACTTTATCCGTGAACATTTTTTTGGCATCTGCACCAGACTTGGACAATATACCGAATCTAGAGTCGGAAGATATTGTAGCTTGGTTAACAAGTTCTGCGCTTGACATAAAAGAGAATCCAGATCGTCTGTTTTTAAGGTAGCACATTCCGTAGCACCTTGTATCTGCTTTACATGCTTCCCAAAATATAAAGAAGAGTCTATTTGCTTCTCTATAATCTGGTGCTCCAATATCGATTTTTGACCATTGCAAATACATATAGTGAGTACCAGTA